CTGGAGAATAGGATAAATTATGGCATCAAGTTATTCAAATGATATAAAACTAGAACTTATGGTTACCGGTGAAAAATCTGGTCTATGGGGTAATATTACAAACACGAATCTACAAATCTTGGAACAAGCAGCTAGTGGATATTTAAGTTTAGCTGTAGGTGGAGCTGATGTTAATCTAGTATTAACAGATGGTGCTACTTCAAATGGTAAAAATTTATATTTTAAATTAACTGGAACATTGACAGGGAATAGAGTTGTAACTATGCCTGACTCATCAGAAAGAGTATTTGTTGTAGAAGATGCAACAGATAGATCAGCATCACACTATACTTTAACTGTTAAAACTTTTTCAGGAACTGGAATTACTTTAGCAACTGGTGCAAAAGCTTTACTTTACTCTGATGGAACTAATGTAAATCAAGGGATGATAAACAAAGGTTATAAGTCAACAACTACTTCTTATACGGCTGTAGATGGGGATCAAATTATTTGTGACACATCAGGAGGTGTTTTAACCATTACACTACCAACAGGGCCGTCTATTGGATCAGAAGTAAGTTTTATTGATGGTGGACAAAGTTACAGTGTTAATGATTTAACCATTGCTCCTGGCGCTGAAAACATTGAAGGTTCTGCAGGATCAATAAATATTTCAACAGATAATCAAAACTTTACTTTAGTCTATGTAAACGCGACTGTAGGTTGGGCTTACAAGGATAAAATATAGGAGGTGAAACATGCCTCTTAGCAAATGGCAAATCAAACCAGGTTACGATAAACAAAACTCTGAAGTTGGAGCTGTCGCACGTTATGTTGGCGGTGACAACGTTAGATTTAGATATTCATTACCAGAAAAAGTAGGTGGTTGGAAAGCAGAAGGTGGAGAAAGTATTTCATCTGTATCAAGAAGACTACACCCATTTAGAGGTAATGACGGTAATAAATATTTAGCAATTGGAACGGATAAGTTTTTATTAATTTACTACGAAGATAATTTTTACGATATCACACCATATAGAAGTAGTGGTTTTCCAGCTACAATTGATGAATTTAAAAACAGTACTTTCACAACTGTTTCAGGTTCTAATGTTGTAACAATCACAACAACATCTATTAATAATATATCTGCAGGAGATATAATAGAGTTTGAAAACGTAACTTTACCTGCTGGTACAGGTTATGCAGATTCTGATTTCGAAGATAAATTATATGAAGTAAAAACAATTGTATCAGACACAGAACTTACAGTTACACCGGTTGCAAACGCTACAGGAAATGCAGGTCCAGGTGGTTCTTGTTCTATTATTCCATTAGAAACTATTGGTAATCAAATACAAAAATTTACTTTTGGTTGGGGTACAGGAGTCTGGGGCGGATCTAATAATTGGGGTGAAGATGCATCTACAAATGGTGTTAATACTCCTCCTGGTTTATGGTCACTATCAAACTTTGGTCAAGTATTAGTTGCAACTACTTTAAATGGTAAAACATTTACATGGAATCCCGCTGCTGGTAACCCACTCGGGCAGCGAGCGTCTATATTAACTACAGGTTTTGAAACAGATTTAAACCCAACAAATACTAGAATTACTATGGTGTCACCAACTACAAGACATCTAATTCATATGGGTACAGAAACAACTGTTGGTGTTCCATCGACACAAGATGATATGTTTGTAAGATTTTCATCACAAGAACAAATAAACACATACGATATTACTGCAGGTAACTCTGCCGGTTCACAAAGAATTCAAGATGGTACAAAAATAGTAGGTGCTATTAAATCAAAAGAAGCAATTCTTATTTGGACAGATAACGCTTTATATTTAATGAGACACATAGGTAGTCCATTCGTATTTGGTTTTGAACAAGTAGGTACTAACTGTGGCTTGATTGGACAGAATGCAGTTGTAGAAGTTGATGGGGTTGCTTATTGGTTAAGTGATAAAGGATTTTTTAAATATGATGGATCAGTTAAAACTATTGATTGTTCTGTAGAAGATTATGTCTATGATGATATTGACACAACTCAAAGTCAACAAATCTATGCAGGTGTAAATAATTTATATACAGAAGTTAGATGGGACTATCCATCTTCATCAGCTGATTATAATGATAGATATGTAATATTTAATTTTGCAGAAGGTGTTTGGTATACAGGGAATACACCGAGAACTTCTTGGGCCGATTCAAATGTATTTAGTAAACCGTTTGCAACAGATTTTGATAACACTACAAATGGAGACTTTCCAGAAGTTATAGGTGAGCCTGCAGCACCAAATGGGTATGGTAAAACTATTTTATACAATCATGAAGTCGGTGTGGATCAAGAAAACTTAAATGGTAGTATAACTAGAATTACATCTAACCTTGAATCATTTGATTTTGATATATCAAATCCACAAATAGGAGATGGTGAAGTATTTTTATCTATGAGAAGATTTATACCTGATTTTAAAACTTTAGATGGAACGGCTAAAGTTACATTAACGTTAAAAAGATATCCATCAGATACTGGAACAGCTTCTACTTATAGTTCTTTTGATGTTACATCTACAACAGAGAAAAAAGATACAAGAGCGAGAGGTAGATTTTTAAGTATAAAAATTGAAAATACTGGAGCGGAAGATGGTGAAAATTGGAGATATGGTACACTTAGAATTGATATAAAGCCGGACGGTAGAAGATAATGGCTATTACAATTAGAGTTCCTGATCCTACAGAAGACTATGATGTTAGTAATCAAAGACAAATTGTAAGAGCAATTAATAATTTTATTCAACAAATAAATGCTCAATACAAACCTGAAGGTGATACTTTTAGTGAGATAGAACAGTTATCTTATTTTTTAGGTTATGCTCCTTCTAAGCCTGCGGGACCTGCCACATCTACAGTAGGTGGCACGACAGGAGGAATTATTTGGAGTAAAATAGATTGGCAATCTGATTTTTTTAGTAGTGGTGGTGCTTTTAGTCCGGGAGGTTCATTTCAAGCAAGTAGAAATAGAGGTTATCTTATCAGTAATGTAGGTTACTCACTTGATCCACCTATTTTTAAATTACCTGTAGAACCACCAATAGGTACACAAGTGGGAGTAGTAAATGGAGGTTATAATTCTATAAGTATATCAGCAGGTTATGATTCTAATGGTTATCAAATAAAAATAGATGGGTACTTTACTGCTAATTTATCAGGATTTCCTCCAGGGCAATCTAGAACATATGTTTATTTTGGTGATGGCGGTTACGCAGCTGGACCCACGCCAGGATACGGTTATTATAAAACCTGGTATTCTACAGCGAAAGGATATAATTAGAAGTTATGGCAACAAGTTTTAAAAATATGATTTATGACCTTACTCCAACAACGAGTGAGCAAACAGTTTATGGAATTCCAACAGATTCACACTCAATTATCAACGCTTTTTATATAAATAATACAGGTGCTAGCACCATTAATGTAGAGGTCAGATTAGATCGAGGGCCAGGAAGATCTTATGTAGCGAGTCAAACAATACTGTTTTCTACGGTCCTAGATAATGGTCAATATTTAAATTTACTTACGGGTCCACTTGTGCTAGAAGGTGGAGATAAATTAGTATTTACGACAAATACAACCGGTAGAGTACAAGGTACAATCGCCGCCATGCAAGTAAACAGAGAAGATCAAGAAACTACACCCACGGGGTCAGTATAGACTTGATCAAAAACTGAAATAAGGATATATAAAATTATGGCAGAAAAAACTACATCATTCACAGGTCCAGTCGTAGTAGGACTTAATGACAAAAAAGGTGAAATTCGTTTAACAGATGGTAAGGATGTTAACGAAGCAAAATATTTATCAATTAAAGCACCTGATGTAATTACATCAGATACAACTTTAACATTTCCAAATGGTGCAGGTACTGCAGGTCAGATACTTTCTACTGATGGTAATGGTGGTTTAAGTTGGGTTAATGATTCAGCAGGTAATCCTGATGGATCAAATGGTCAAGTTCAAGTAAACGATAATGGTACTTTTGGAGCAATTTCAGAAGGAACATCAGGACAAGTTTTAACATCAAATGGTGTAGGTTCTGCACCTACATTCCAAACTGCTTCAGGTGCTGATCCTGTTACAAGTTCTTTAGATGTAAATAGTCCAAAAACTATTAAACTTAATGGTAATTATCCGACAGGAACTAATACCGTAGCTTTAGGTGAATTTGCATTATCTAATGCTATGTCTGGTAATCAAAAAAACACAGCAATTGGAGCTACTGCTTTATCAGCTTTAACTACAACTAGTAATAATACTGCTATAGGTTTTAACGCTGGTGAACAGGTGAATTCTAGTAATAATACATTTGTAGGAGCTAACGCAGGTGATGCGATTACTTTTGGATCAGATAACACAGCTGTTGGTTTTGAAGCTTTAACACAATATAATGCTACACAGGCGACTGCTTTAGGAGCTCGTGCTTTAAAAGAAGCTGGTGGTACAAATAACATTGGAATAGGTCCAAACACCGGTTTTAATTTAAATGGTAGTAGTAACGTTTTAATAGGTCAAAATGCAGGTTATTACGGTTATAATAGTAGAAATAACGTAGTAGTAGGAAATGGATCTTTTAATGGAACAAGTGGTAACTTAGTTGAGTGCACTGTTTTAGGTTATCAAGCATGTACTGGAAGTAACCAGTCGGGTCAAAATAATACTATTATAGGTCATGATGCACAACCTTCAACTACTTCAGTTCAAAATGAAATTACTTTAGGA